CTGCCGGGGACATCATTCCCCTGACAAAGCAGGCCAACGGCTTCAAGGTCAAATACAACGGAACCGCGACGAGCATCATCGTCCGCTTCCACGTATCAGGGGGTATGTTCTGATGGCAAACGTAAAGATCACAAGCGAAGAACAGAAGCGCCACGAGGAGCAGGTCATGAGATCCTTCGGCGTCAACCCTCAGACAGCAAGCAAAGAGCAGCGCGAGTATGCTCAGGAAATCAGCCGCAAAACGGCAGAGTATGAAAGGAGAATGCAGAAATGACTGTAATCGAGAAGAACGTGGGCGCCAAGGTCGCCTATGAAGTAAACGGCAACAAGATCACATTCGGCGACGACGAGATCACCCTCAACCTCGCCAAGTACGAGAGGGACGAGGAGGTTCAGATCGACGTCTGCACCGACGACGACCACATCCTGATCGCCGGCCCTTCCAAATACTTCGTCGCGAACATCATCATCCCCGCCAGACAGTACGGCGAGGACGGCGCAGCTGTCGCCTTCAGCATGGAGAACGTGACGCTCGTGCTCTGGGCCCTGATCGACATTGACGCGGAGGTGTAACCATGGCAGAAATCAGCAAGAAACCCGTCAGCGACTTCGACGCGGCCGTTCGACTTCTGAGCGGTGGCACGAACGTCGCCATCTATAACGATCTGGGGATGCCTTCGATCTACGTCAGACGCGACAAGGGCGCGATCTCCGACGTCATCGACGGCGGCCCTGACACTACCCACTACGCCTTCAAGGTGAACGGCGTCGAGATCCCTGCCTTCTACATGGGCAAGTATCTGGCGACTGTTTACAAGGGCAGAGCTCTCTCCCTTCCCCTTCAGGATCCCGCAGCGAGCTCGGTGGCAACAGCTGACCGCGGAAACGCGACCAGCAACTACGTCAACTTCAACAACGCCAAGATCTGGTGCGAGGCGAACGGCGCCGGCTTCCACCTGCCGACCATCGCGGAGTACGCATGGATCGCGCTGCTGAGCCGTAAGAACGGCACCATGCCCCACGGCAACAACAACTACGGCAAGGACGGCTCCTATAAGTACGAGAAGGGCATCGGCTCCTACTTCGACGGCGAGACGATCTGCCGCACTCTCACCGGCTCCGGCCCTGCAACGTGGAACGACAACTGGGCCCCGGACGGCATCTGTGACCTGAACGGCAACGTCTACGAGTGGCAGGGCGGCTATCGTACAGTCGACGGCGAGCTTCAGATCTTCGCTGACAACGACGCCGCGATGCAGTACGAGCAGAACCCTGAGTCCACACTCTGGAAGGCGATCCTTCAGGACGGCACCCTCGTGGAGCCCGGCACTGCTGGCTCTCTGAAGTGGGACTACGTCGACGGAACTCCCGCGTCCGGCACGAGCTCGTACCAGTACAGACTGAACAGCAGGATCGTGAACGCGGTCGACAACAACGACGCATACGGCGCGATCAGCTTCGCGAGCCTCGCAGCTGCGGACGGCATCATCGTTCCCGATCGACTGAAGGCGCTCGCTCTGATGCCTGACGGCACCGGCGTCTCTTATGGCGGCGACTATGCCTACATGAGAAACCGCGGAGAGCGCCTCGTGTTTCGCGGGGGCACCTGGGCCGACGGTGGCAGCGCCGGGGTGTTCTCTGCGTTTGGCTTCTATCCGCGCTCGTCCTACGCCTCGTACATCGGCTTCCGTCCCGCTTTTATTCCGGGGATCTGATCTCTGTAATCTGGTAATCTGACAAGGGCGTCCGGCTCACACCGGGCGCCTATAATCTGGAGGCAATATGGCAGAGTTTATACTTCAGCAGAAGATCAGCCGCATGACTCTGAAAAGCTACAGCCGCATCGCGAACTTCCGAAAGCCTGAGAAGTACACCCTCGGCGCGGAAATTCAGGCGGCCGAGATCCGGATGCTGCGGCTGGCAATTCTCGCAAATAAATCGCGGACGTCAAAGCGCCAGCACTACCAGTTCGAGCTCGATGCAGAGCTCGACGTCCTTCGTGCTCTGATCGACCAAGCTGTCGCACCAGAGGCGAAGATCATCAGCCCCGGCCTTCACCGGGACTGGTCGGCGGAGCTGAACGAGATCGGGCGTCTGCTCGGTCGATGGATGAACCCCGGAGGGGCCACGTCTAAAGACTGAGATCATGGGGGATGTGCCGCAAAAGAACCGCGCCTCGTGTATCGCGGGGGCAACTGGAACAACGGTGGCAACGCCGGGGTGTTCTATGCGAATGGCAACAATCCGCGCTCGAACTACAACACGAACATCGGCTTCCGTCCCGCTTCGGCCTCGACTGTTAGAGACTCAGAGCCCAAGGGTGAGAGCAACGCAGAGGTCAAAGGGGTGCATCTCCCGGTGCACCGCACCAAAGAAAGGCGCCGCGGGCGACGTGGTCAAAAACCTCGAAACACCGCGGCAAAACCGCGCAGGCTATACGAGCTCCGAGAGGAGCAGAAGCCCGGAGAGGCTGCCGAGCTGGCAACCGGCAGCAGCTCCGGAGCGGAAGGACTGTCACACGCGTGCCACATAAGAAAAGAGGACGAACAGCATGGACGAAAAAATGACAATTTACGAGAGGATCTACTCGTGGGAGAACCTCCTGAACGCATACCACGAAGCCGGCCGGGAGAAGTGGTTCAAGCAGGACGTCGCGAACTTCACCGCCCATCTGGAGGAGAACCTGATCAGCATCCAGAACGAGCTGATCTGGCGCACCTACTCCGTCGGGCGCTATCGTGAGTTCTACGTCTACGAGCCGAAAAAGCGCCTGATCATGGCGCTCAGCTTCCGCGACCGCGTCGTTCAGTGGGCGATCTATTTGCAGCTGAACCCACTGTTCGACAATCAATTTATATTTCACTCATACGGCTGCCGCGTCGGCAAAGGCACCACCCGCGCAGCTGATCGGCTGCAATACTGGATGCAGAAGGTCGAACGGACGCCGGACGAGTGGTATTATCTGAAGCTCGACGTCTCCAAATACTTCTACCGCGTGGATCACGAGGTTCTCATGAACATCCTGCGCCGGAAGTTCAAGGGAGAGGACGGGCTTCTCTGGCTTATGGAGACGATCATCAACTGCGACCACACGCCCTTCGGGCTTCCACCGGGAAAGAACGCCGACGAAGTGCCGCCCTCTGAGCGGCTTTTCGAGGTCGGGATGCCGATCGGAAACCTCACGAGCCAACTGCTGGCGAACGTCTGCCTGAACGAGCTGGATCAGTTCGTCAAGCACACGCTGAAGGTGCACCACTACATCCGCTACATGGACGACATGGTGCTCCTGATGCCAGACAAGAAGGAGCTGCACCGCTGCAAGGAAAGGATCGAGGAGTTCCTGAACGAGCAGCTGCATCTCGAACTCAATGCCAAGACCACCATCAACAAAGTCCGGAACGGCATCAGCTTCGTCGGCCTTCAGATCCACGTGAACTGGAGGAAGATGAACCGGAAACCGCTGAAGAAAATGAAGGCCCGGATCCGCTTCATAGAGAAGCAGTACGCCGAAGGCCTCATAGATCTGGAGGCGGTGCAGAACACCATGGCGAGCTACTACGGCATGATGAGCCACTGCAACAGCTACGGACTGCGCCGGTGGATCGAGAGGAACATCACGTTCCAACGACAAGACAAGGAGGAGACTCGATGAAATGGAAGGACTGACAATCGGAGGGCTGATCGCCCTCATGGGCATCCCTTCAGCCGTCACCGGCTTCTGCTTCTGGCTCCTGCAACGCAGGATCACCCAGCAGCAGGTCAAGAAGGACAAGGAGGAAGAAGCCCGCAGGAAGGAAGAAGAAGAACGCGAGCGACTGCGCGAGAAGCAGGAGCTCCTGCTCGTTCAGGGAGTCAGCGCCGCGATCGCGCTGGGTGAAGCTACGGCCAAGGCCGTGCAGCGGATCCCGGACGCGCACTGCAACGGAGACATGCACAAAGCGCTGGACTACGCCCAAAAGGTGAAACACGAGCAGAAGGACTTCCTCGCCGAGCAGGGCGTTCACTTCCTCTACGAATAAAAGGAGGCGACGCCAATGGCGAAGAAAAAGAGCAGCAAGCTGAAGCTCTGGTGGCGAAGAATGAAACGCCGCAGAGCAAAGGCGAGAGCTGCAAAACCCCGGAGGCAGATCCGGACGATGGACGTGATCCTCGTGGTCATAGCCGTCGCGCTGACTGCCTTCACTATCGAGATGATCAGGATCTTCAGGGAGACCGGGACGATCCCGGACACCCTCTGCACCTGCGTGTTCGCTGCGCTCGGAGGAGAGTGCGGCGCCATGGCGTGGATCAAGACGTCAAAGGAACGCAGACGGGAGCGCAAGTGGGAGCTCGAAGATCGTGATGAGTCCCCACATACCACAGAGCCGTCAGAAGGTGGCGGCTCTGCTTCTGATAAAGGAGGAACCCCATGAAGTACAGCAACACAAACAAACCCATCCAGTGTTTCATGACACAGAGCACATGCTACAAGGGCACCCAGAAGATGACAGTCAAGGGCGTGCTCTGGCATAGCACCGGGGCCAATAACCCCAACCTGAAGCGCTACGTCCAGCCCGACGACAATGCAGCCAACAAGGCCGAGATGATCGCCCTGATCGGCAAGAACGCCTACGGGAACGACTGGAACCACATCACGCGTCAGGCCGGTCTGAACTGCTGGATCGGAAAGCTGGCCGACGGAACTGTCGCCACCATTCAGACGATGCCGTGGGACTTCAAGCCGTGGGGCTGCGGAAGCGGCAGCAAAGGCTCGTGCAACAACGGCTGGATCCAGTTCGAGATCTGCGAGGACGGTCTGACTGATGCCGCATACTTCAAAAAGGTCTACGAGGAGGCCTGCGAGATCACGGCCTACCTCTGCCAGCTTTTCGGCATTGATCCGAACGGCACGGTAAAGGTCAACGGCGTCGACGTTCCGACGATCCTCTGCCACGCAGACAGCCACAAGCTGGGCCTCGGCTCAAACCACGGAGACGTGAACCACTGGTTCCCGAAGCATGGCAAGTCCATGGCAACAGTCCGAGCCGACGTGGCTGCGCTGCTCAAAGCGGCGAGCCCGGCGCCTGACTCCGGAACCGGAACCACGGAGAGCTCCGGAAAGACGCTGAAGGTCGGCGACATCGTCACCTTCACCGGCAGCAAGCACTACACGAACGCGAACGCCGCGAGCGGGCCCGCATGCAAGCCCGGCAAGGCCAAGATCACCGCGATCTACCAGCTCGGCAAAAGCAAGCACCCCTACCACCTCGTAAACGTCAGCGGAGGCGGCTCGACCGTCTACGGCTGGGTAGACGAGGCGGACATCAAGGAAGCGGCCACAGAGAGCGCTCAGGCGCCTCAGACGTGGACGCCAAAGGTGGGCGACGT